TATTGGTACAGCTGTAATAACAGGTTCATTAATAGTATCAGGTGCTAATGGAGGTATTGATACTAGTTTAGGATTCCCAGTATTATTTCAAAATGATGGTGTATCCACAGTTACCTTTGGTGGTGGTAAACTTTGGCTAAGTGATGGTTTAGGAGGCTTATCTATTGATTGGGGAAATCGATACTTACTTGATACTTCTGGAACCACTAAAGCTGATTGGGAACAAAGTTATCTAGCGGATGGTAATGCTATAACTAGAGTTGATTGGGGTAATGGAGCCTTAAATGACTCAGCTGGTACTATGGCTTTTGATTGGGAAAGTAGGAGAATGATGGATATAGCTGGAGCTCGCTCAGCTGACTTTGATACTAGATTCTTAATATATCCAAATGGTACTACTGCTGCTATAAACTACGGTACCCAAGGCCAAATAGCAATGACAGGAAGTGTAACTATCACAGGTTCACTTACTGTGTCAGGTTCTAGCACATTTACAAATATAGGACCAGCCATATTCACAGGTAGTGTCTCAAGTTTAAGTGGGTTTACAGGTTCACTACAAGGAACAGCAAGTTATGCTACTGTGGCTCAAACACTATTAGGTTCTGTGACAAGTGCATCATTTGCTTCCACAGCTTCGTTTGTAAACAGACTAAACCAAAGTGTAATAATAACTGGTAGCTTATCAGTGGGTACATCAAGTTTAGGCCCAACTGAAAACACAATAACTCTAGGAGCTAGAGATGGAGTATCAGAAGGAGGTCAAATAGGATTCAACGCCCCAGGCGGAACATATACATCCGCTTCAATGATCGACCTTTATCAAAACAGACTTAGAGTATTGAGAGGAACAAACGCTGGTAGTGATGCTGAAGTTGCTTGGTGGAGTATGCATAATAAGCAAATGGCACTACCTGCCTACAACAGCGCTACATCATTTACCGGATCAGCAGTTGCTAGTTTATTTGTGGATTCAAGCGGTCAGATTCTTACTAAAGCAACGGATGCGGCTTCAACTACAATATACGTAGCACATGGTAATGGATCTACTGCCGTTAATTCATTATCATACACATGTTATCTAGGAGGAACACCTGTTAATATAGCAACAGCAACAAATGCATTTGGATCAGCAGCTAATGCTTTTATGCCCGGTTATCCAATGGCATCTGCAGGAACTGCAAGCGGCTTGATAATAAACATGAGAACTACTGGATCAGCACTTAGTGCTTATAGATTCTATATATCAAACAACGATTCAAGCACAACCGGCTCAGTGGTAACAATGGCAGCGGGTCATGCTGCAGGAGTATATTCTGGAAGTGTTGGACAAGTTACCTTTAACCAAGGTAATCGACTATTTTTTATGGTATCAAGTACGTTTGTAGCTAGTGCTAGCCCAAGTGGTCAGTTAACAACAGCAACATTCAAATATACAATAGACTAATGAATTACAATTATAACCAAATAAGTGAAACTGATTGGGCACTAGTAGTTATTCGAAATGAACAAGAAACTATATGCTTTAATATGTCAACCAATCCTGAGAGAGGTTTTCCACAACACGCTCAAATGATACAAGATTTTCAAGATATAACTAAGCTAGAATATTTTGTTAGTCTTTTATTAGAAAACCCATCATCAGCATTTATTATTTATAATAATTTAAATTAAATTTATTGATATTTATGATAAAACTCTAATACATGAATATCCCTATATATCCTGGTTCTAGTTCATTTACTACTGGAAGTACTCCTTTTGGATTTTATGATACTGATGTCCAATTTCAAACTGATGCTGATAAAGTAGTAACATTTTGTGCCCGTCGGTTAGGTTATCCAATTATGGAAGTTGAACTACAGGATATAAATTTTTACGCTGCGTTTGAAGAAGCAATTACTACATATGGTAATGAGCTTTATGCTTATCAAGTAAGAGATAATATGCTTACTTTAGAAGGAGCACCAACTACTCTTCAACTTAATAATTCTCTTATTACTCCAAATATGGCTACTATTGTTCGTTTATCACAACAATATGGTGAAGAAGCAGGAGTAGGAGGTAATGTAAATTATTATAGTGGCTCATTAACCTTAACATCCGGTATTCAAGATTATGATTTAGCAGAATGGGCTACAAATAATAATATTACTGGAGGTATAGAAATTAAACAAGTATTTTACTACCCTTTACCAGCAATTAACCAACTATATGCACCATATGGTGGATTTGCAGGATTGGGTGGTGTGCCTTCTGCTGGTTTATATGGTGGTGGAATGTTAGGTAGTGGGTATGGAGTTGGTTATTTAATGATGCCTTTATCTTATGATATGGGTACAATGCAGGCAATTGAAATGAGTAATCAAGTTCGTATTTCAAATTATACATTTCAACTTATTAATAATAAATTAAGAATTTTCCCAATTCCTAATGACAATGATTCTAGAGAAGGAGTTTTATTTTTTAATTATATAAAAGTAGAAGAAAGATTACTTAATAGTATTCAAGAATCTCCTTCTGGGTCTCTTATTACTAATCCTTCTAATGCTCCATATGATAATCCTACTTATAGTTTAATTAACTCCATAGGACGCCAGTGGATATTTGAATATACTTTAGCATTATGTAAAGAAATGTTAGGATATGTACGAGGTAAATATTCAACAGTACCTATCCCAGACCAAAATGTTACACTAAATCAAAGTGATTTATTATCATCTGCTACAACTGATAAACAAGCCTTAATAGAAAGGTTAAGGTTATATTTAGATGAAATGTCTAAAAAATCACAACTTGAAAGGCGTGCTCAAGAAAGTGATTTTAGAAAACAAGAAATTAATAAGGTACCAATGACAATTTATATAGGATAATGGCTTTATTCGGATCTTCTAGAGACATATCAATGTTTAGATACATCAACCGGGAGTTGTTGGGAGATATTATTACTCAACAATGTGCTTTATACAAGTATATTTTAGATAAAACCAATGTAAACATGTATGGTGAAGCATCTGGGGGGAAATATTTTAATGGTCCTGTATTATTAAATTCTTTAATTACTTTAGAAAGAAAAACAGATGGTATTAGTGATTTTGGGGTAGATTTTAATTGGGGTATTAAAGTAGCATTTTTAAGAGATGATCTAATAGAAGCTAATATAGTACCTGAAATTGGAGATATTATTCTTTATCAAGAAAGTTATTTTGAAATTCATGTAGCAACAGATACCCAATATTTTGTAGGTAAAGATCCTGATTACCCATACAACCAAAACCCACTAAACCCAGGATTAGAAAATTTTGGATACAGTGTATCAGTAGTAGTTGAAGCTCATTATATACCTGCGGATCGTGTTAATATAATTAAAACTAGATTATAATGTCTACCGAAGGAAGAAAACCAATACCAAAAACCCAAAGAGAAATTAGTATTTCTCAACAAGAACCATATATTCCACCTCCTGGTTCTCCTGGGTTTCAGGAAATTGGTAACCCAAATAAAGCAGAAGGACTAAACAGAGGTGAACAAGTATCATTTAAAAACGATACAGTTAAACCTCTTTCTATAGGAATTCAAGATATAGATGAATCTATATATTATTATTTTCAAAATGTAATTAAACCTTTTGTTATACATAATGGTCAAAGATTAGAAGTTCCTGTAATTTATGGTTCACCTGAACGTTGGAAATCATTTCAAAAAGATGGTTATTATAGAGATGCAAATGGAAGAATAATGGCTCCACTTTTAATGTTTAAAAGAAACAATATTGAAAAAGTAAGAAGTGTAGCTAATAAACTAGATGCAAATACTCCTTATAATTATGGGATGATGCAAAACCATTATACTTCTAAAAATGCATACAGCCATTTTAATATACAAAATAATATTAGACCTGAAAAAACATTTTATGCAACTGTTGTTCCTGATTATATAACTGTAACTTACGACTGTGCTATAATTACGTATTATGTAGAACAATTAAATAAGATTATTGAAGCTGTAGAATATGCTTCTGACTCATATTGGGGTGATCCATCTCGTTTTAAATTTAAAACAATGATTGACTCATTTTCAACTAGTGTTGATTTAGCAGAAGGAACTGATCGCATAGCCAGAAGTACCTTTACTATACGGTTAAATGGTTATATTATACCTGATGTTATACAAAAAGATCTAACGGCTGTTAAGAAATTTTCAAATAAAACTATTTTACAATTTACTAATGAAGCAGTATCTTCAATAGCAAGTGTAGATATTCGACCTTCCCTTAATACGTAAATAAAAATTTTAATATTTATAATAAAATATATTAATAAAACATGGCCATACTTACACTACGACAAAGTTCAATAGCAGGTACTTTACCTAATAATGTATATTTAAAAGGAGCAAAACTATCCATTAGTGAAATGGACACAGATTTAATCCTTTTAGCTACTAGTCTTTTAGGACCTAACAACCAAATTACAGGATCATTAGTTATCTCAGGATCATTAGTAGACTTCACAAATGTAACCTCAGTTATAGGATTAAACATAACAGGATCTACAGGTACCTTCAGTGGTTCATTTAGTGGTTCATTTACTGGAGTAGGAAACATTACAGGTTCATTTACTGGAGCTGCTAATGCTACAGGATCATTTACAGGTTCATTTACAGGAAATGGTAGTGGGTTAACAGGTGTAATAGCAGAATGGGATGGAACTCACAGTGGTAGTGCTCAAATTACTGGAAGTTTATCTCAAGGATTAAATAATATTACAAGTGGTAACTATTCACATGCTGAAGGTTATCTTACAATAGCACAGGGTAATTACTCACACACTGAAGGAAATATTACTCTAGCCTCAGGTCAATACTCACACGCTGAAGGTAATGCCACTACAGCTGGTGGGGGCTTTTCACATGCTGAAGGCTCTCAGACTGTAGCTAGTGCAAATGGATCTCATGCTGAAGGTCAATTTTCAACAGCAATAGGAGTTACATCTCATGCTGAAGGATATTATACTACTTCAAAAGGATTTATTTCACATGCAGAAGGATACGGAACTACATCATCTGGCTCATATTCACACGCTGAGGGTTCAGGTTCAATAGCTATAGGTATAGCATCACACGCTGAAGGTGAACTTACAACAGCTATTGGAATTTATTCACATACTGAAGGTAGTCAAACAAAAGCTTTTGGAGAATGGTCTCACGCTGAAGGAGTAAATACTACAGCTTTTGGAGGTTATACTCATGCTGAAGGATATTCTTCAACAGCAGTAGGAACTTATTCACATGCTGAAGGATTTAACACAGTAACTTTAGGACAATTTTCTCATGTTGAAGGTCATTTATCAACAACTGTAGGTAATTATTCACATGCTGAAGGATATGGAACCATATCCTCAGGATCATACTCACATACAGAAGGTTCAGGTTCAATAGCTATAGGATTTGCATCACATGCTGAAGGATTTAAAGTAACTGCATCAGGTGATTACTCACATGCAGAAGGATTTGGAACAACTGCTGTAGGATCATATGCTCATGCTGAAGGAAACTTTACTATAGCTATTGGCTTTCAATCTCATGCTGAAGGAACTCAAACAACAGCTGTAGGAACAAGTACTCATGCTGAAGGAGTTCAAACTATAGCTAATCTTGACGGATCACATGCTGAAGGAAATTACACAACAGCCGCTGGATATTATTCTCATGCTGAAGGTTGGTTAACAACAACAAAAGGAATAAACTCCCACGCTGAAGGTTATGGAACTATAGCATCAGGCTCATATTCACACGCTGAAGGCTCAGGCTCAGTATCTATAGGTATAGCATCGCATGCTGCTGGATTTAAAACTATTGCTTCTGGTGATTATTCATATGCTGGAGGACATGAATCTATGGCTATTGGAATTGCATCATGTGCTTTAGGATCAGGGTCAGTATCCTTAGGAAATAATTCATTTTCTTTAGGCAAACAATCTATTGCCTCAGGTAGCGTATCATTTGCAGTTAATAATCGAACTACAGCCATAGGAACTGGATCATCAGCATTTGGAAATACAACTATAGCATTAGGAGGTTATTCCTTAGTAGCAGGAAACGGAACAATAGCTTCAGGATCATATCAAACTGTTATAGGGTCATGGAATGCTCCCAATGATACTACTAGTTTATTTATTGTAGGAAATGGAAGTTCAGCTGTTAACCAACGTGATGCATTTAAAGTAACCCATAGTTCATCAATTATAGTAGCAACACAAAGTGCTGCACCAACATGGGCTGGTAGAGAAGGAGAAATGGTTCCTGCTGTTAGTGGTAGTAGTTACTTTATATACACTTACATTGGAGGAGCTTGGAGATCTGCATCTTTAGCATAATATTTATAATAAAAAACAAATTTATGGAAAAAAAAGTTTTAACACCTGAAGAAATTAATAAACTAAAATCACTTCAAGAAACTCAAGCAGATCTAATTGATAAGTTTGGTTTATTGGAATATCAAATTCAAGTTTTAAATCAACAAAAACAAGATTTAACTCAAGAATTAATTAAACAAAGACAAACTGAAGACCAATTAGGAAAAGAGCTTCAGCAAAAATATGGTGATGGTTCTATTGATTTAGAAAAGGGAGAATTCATTAGTTTTACTTAATCTTTACAAACCCTTTAGATATTTATAATAAAATTAAAACACAATATATAACATGGCAGAAACCTTAATATCACCAGGAGTATTAGCAAGAGAAAATGATTCATCATTTGTTAATCGCCAGCCTATTGCAGCAGGAGCTGCAATTATAGGTCCTACAGTAAAAGGCCCTGTAAATATTCCTACTTTAGTTAGTTCATATAGCGACTATCAAAACAAATTTGGTGCTGTATTAATTAGTGGTAGTGATACTTATACTTATTTTACATCTATCGCTGCTTATAATTATTTTAACAACGGTGGACAAACATTATTAGTAACTCGTGTAGTTAATGGTAACTATTCACCTGCAACCAGCTCAGGAATAACAAACGGAGTATCATCTACTCCAGGTGCTTTTGCTACAAGCAATTTTGCCCTAGTTTCAGAGCAATTAGTAGGCTCAAATGAAGTTAGAGTTACAGGTAGCTTTGGTTTATATAGATTTATATCTACTGCTGTAGCTGGAACTCCTGCTGATGATGTTGATGGTCAATTATATTATTTTGTAAGTGGTTCTACAAATAATGCTACTGCTACTAACTTAGCTACAGCTATGGATAGTGCTCTTACAGGATATTTTGATGTAACAGCAAACGCAGGAACATTAATATTCTCATCTTCAGTATCCGGTTCTACTTATAACGGTACAACAGTATCTACAGGATCTGGTACTACATTTTCAACTGTAGCAACTATAAGTGGAGGAGTTAATGGTGTTGGTTCTGTACCATTTGTATTAGAAACACTTTCTGAAGGTGTTATAATGAATAGTACAAGTACTCAAGATTCATATGGTGCTTTACCTAGTGGATCTTCAGACAATATTAGATGGCAAATCTTGAACTCAGATACTGACTCAGGAACATTTGATTTATTGATTAGAAGAGGAGATGATATTACTAATGATCAAATTGTATTAGAAACATGGACTGGTTTATCATTAGACCCAACACAAGATAATTTTATTACTAAAGTACTTGGAGATCAAGTTGAATCTTATAATCCAACCACTAACCAAATTGAACTTACTGGATTTTATGCTAATGCTTCACAATATGTTAGAGTAAACTCAGTAAATTATTTAACCCCATATTATTTTGATAATGCAGGTATTCCAAAAACACAATATGCTGCATATCTTCCAACTAATGCTAGTGGAACATTTGGTGGAGCTTTAGGAAGTGTAATGGGTGGTGCTAATTTCTATAGTGATATTAATTCTAATAACACTCAAGGAGTAGTAGGAACTGATTATGATGATATGATTGATTTATTATCAAACCAAGATGATTATGTATTTAACGTAATGATGACTCCTGGTTTAGTAAATTCAATTCATTCTTCTCAAATTACTAGTATTATTACTAATACTCAACAAAGAGGAGATAATATCTATGTAGTAGATATGGTGCCTTATGGCTCAAATGTTAATGCTGTTACAGCACAAGCTTCAAGTAGAAATACTTCATATGCTGCAACATATTGGCCTTGGACTTTAGTATTTGATCCTGATACTGGAGATATGGTATGGGTACCTGCTTCAACAGTAATTGGTGGAGTATATGCTTATAACGATAGTGTTTCTGAACCATGGTTCGCACCAGCAGGTATTAATCGTGGAGGCTTAAGCCAAGTAGTTAGAGCTGAACAAAGATTACCACAATCATATCGTGATACTTTATATAATGGAAAAGTAAATCCAATTGCTACATTTCCATCAACAGGTGTTGTAGTATACGGACAGAAAACATTACAAACTAGAGCAAGTGCTTTAGATCGTGTAAATGTTCGTCGCTTGTTAATTGCTCTTAAATCATATATTTCTTCAATCGCTCAAAACCTAGTATTTGAACAAAATACAGCAGCTACAAGAAATAGCTTCTTAGCAGTAGTTAACCCATACTTAGAAAGTGTTCAACAACGTCAAGGATTGTATGCATTTAAAGTAGTAATGGATGATACAAACAATACTGCAGATGTAGTAGATAGAAATCAATTAGTAGGTCAAATTTATTTACAACCAACTAAGACAGCTGAATTCATTTACTTAGACTTCAACATTACCCCAACTGGAGCAACTTTCCCAGCATAAGGGTTTGAAAGACAAATATGTATAATAAATAAAATACAATAGAACATGGCAATTTTAGATGCAAACGAAATATTTTTTACAGCGTTTGAACCCAAACAGCAGAACCGATTTATAATGTATATGGATGGTTTTCCAAGTTATATAATCAAAGGAGCATCTGCAATCGAGTATACAGCTGACGAAGTAGTTTTAAACCATATAAACATTTATCGTAAAGTAAAAGGTAAATCAAAATGGAGTGATGTTACTTTGACATTATTTGACCCAGTAACCCCATCTGGTGCTCAAGCAGTAATGGAATGGGTTCGCTTACACCACGAATCAGTAACAGGTCGTGATGGATACTCAGATTTTTATAAAAAAGATTTAGTATTAGATATTATAGGTCCTGTAGGTGATGTAGTAAGTGAATGGATTATTAAAGGAGCATTTATTAAATCTGCAAACTTTGGTGATTATAACTACGATAATGAATCTGTAGCCCAAAATATTACAATGACTGTAGGTATGGATTACTGCGTATTGAACTACTAATAGTAAAAATAATTTAAAAAGAGGCTCAACTTTTGTTGAGCTTTCTTTTTTTTCATATATGTATATACGATAATAATGTTATAATTAAATAAAGATTATGGAAAATAAATTTAGTGTTCCTACCGAAACTATTGAATTGCCTTCTAAAGGTTTACTTTACCCATCTAGCAGTCCTCTCTCAAGTGGTAAAATTGAAATGAAATACATGACTGCTAAAGAGGAAGATATTCTTACTAACCAATCTTACATCCAAAAAGGAACAGTACTAGACAAACTATTCCAATCACTTATAGTATCAGATATAAACTATGATGATATTTTAGTAGGTGATAAAGATGCTATTATGTTAGCATCTCGTGTATTAGGATATGGTAAAGATTATACATTTACATATGAAGGAGAAGAATACACTGTAGATTTAACTAAATGTGAAAATAAACCTTTAGATGAAACTAAGTATAATAAAGGTACAAATGAGTTTTCTTTTACTTTACCTCATTCTAAAGTATCAATTACTTTTAAACTTTTAACACACGGCGATGAAAAGAAAATTACTGCTGAATTAGAAGGATTAAAGAAAATCAACAAAAATCTATCCCCAGAATTATCTACTCGTCTAAAATACATTATTACATCTGTAAATGGGAATCGAGAAACAAAAGATGTCCGATACTTTGTAGATAATGCTCTCTTAGCTATGGACTCCAGAGCACTAAGAGATCAAGTATCAAAATTACAACCAGGTGTCGACCTTACTTTTTTTCCCAGTAGTGGGGAATCTAGAGTCTCTATCCCAATTGGGCTTAGCTTTTTTTGGCCTGACTCCGAGTAATACCCCCCAAATTAGATTAAATATTTTTAACCAAATTCATGAAATAGTATTTCATGGACAAGGAGGTTATGATTGGAACACGGTATATAACATGCCTGTATGGTTAAGACTCTATACTTTTAATAGATTAAAAGAGTGGTATGATAAACAAAATGAAGCAAATAATAAAACTTTAGATCAACAGACTAAAGAAATTAAATCTGGTAAAGTAGACTTCCCATCACAGTTTAGGAATAAAAAAACACCTAAATATAATACATAACATAATGTGTAGAGTCTAATATTTTTAATATTTATTATCACATTAGTTATTGCTCTAAATGGCCGATATAAAAGACTTAAAAAACGAAATAGAAAGGTTAAGGAAAGACTATGAAGCCTTAACTGGAAAACCAGCTTCATTATTTGATGTAAAAAATATAGATGAAGCAAATCGTGCTATTAGAGATCTTAATGATCTAATCCAAAAATCTCAAGATTATTTTAGTGAAGTTAACGGTGGTGCTTCTGGTTTATTAAACACTTTAGTAAAAATATCAGCCCAGTGGAAAAACCAAAATGAAGCAATAAATAAAGCTAATTTTTATAATTCTAAACTAACTCGAATCCAACGCCAGTTATTAGATGATCATAGAAATATAAGCAAATTAAATGAGTCTCAATTAAAAGATATAAGACAAAAACTTGTATATCAAAAAGAAGACTTAGAATACTTTAGTAAAACTGTAATAGCAAATAAGTTATTAAAAAATGCAGCAGCAGATGATTTAGTTAACATTAAACAAAAACTTATTGCTGGTGAACAACTTACAGAACAAGAACAACAGCGTTTAATTCGTATAAAAAATCTTGTTCCTTTTGCTAAAAATTTAACAGAAGAAGAAAAAATACAATTACAAACGTATTTTGAACACTCTAAAGTATTAGACACTCTTTTAGGTAAAACCGATAAGAGATTAACAGTTGAAAAACAAATAGAAAAATCTTTAAAGACTACTAAAGGAATATTTGGTGCTTTAGGAAATGTACCACTTTTAGGGGGTCTTATAAACTCAAATGATGCTTTAGAAAAAACAGAAGAACATACTAGAGCTGTACATCAAAAAACTGGTCAGTTGCCTAGTCAAATGAATACATTTGGAGTTGCTGTTAAAGCAGCTGGCAAGAATCTTACTTCAAATTTAGTAAATCCTTTAAATATTGCTGTATTTGTAGCCAAACAATTAATTGATGCTGTAATAAGAGTAGACAAAGCAATGGTTGACCTCCAGCGCTCAACCGGTTTTTCTGATCAGTATTTATTAGGTTTTCAAGTTAAAATGGAAATGGCTGCTAAATCAGCAGGTAAAATTAATGTTCCATTCTCAGATATAGCCAAACAAACTGCTATAATAAATAATAATTTAGGAGTATCTGCAGATATTTTTGATGGAGATATTCTCGTAGCATCTACCGAAATGGTAGAAAAAATGGGAATAGCAAGTGATAAATCTGCTAAATTAGCAAGTTTTATGGGCCTTACTGGTAAAGGTGCTGACAGATTAGGCCAAGAAATGGTTGATGTAGTTAATAAGTTTAATAATACTAATAAAGGTGTAATACTTGCTAAAAATGTTTTATTGGATGTAGCTGATGTATCATCAACTATAGGCGCTCGTTTTCAATTTAATACTAAAGCATTAGCAGAAGCAGCAACATACGCTAGAGCATTAGGCCTTAGTTTAGACGATATGGCTGGAGTAGCAAGTAATTTACTAAACTTTGAAGACAGTATAGCTGCAGAATTAGAAGCTGAATTGTTAACTGGTAGAGAAATTAATCTTGAACAAGAAAGATTATTAGCATTACAAGGAGAATACGGAAAATTAGCTGAAAAACTTGCTAATAATGAAGAAGTAAGGCAAGCATTTCAATCTAAAAATGTTTTAATTCAAGAGGCTCAAGCTAAAGCATTAGGCATGACTTTAGATCAATATTCTAAAGTGTTTTATCAACAAGAATTAAATAGATTAGGTGCTGAAAAATTCACTGCTGAATATGGTAAACAAACATATGAGCAGATGAAACAATTAACTATACAACAAGAGTTTCAAAAATCAATCCAATCATTAGCAGAAAGTTTAACCCCAATAGTTAAGTTTTTTGCAGATATGTTATCTAATACTAAACTTTTAGCAACAATAGTAACAACATCACTTGTTTTAGGTCTTGTTAAAATGGGAACTCAATTGGCTGCTAACATATCATTAATGAGAATAGGAGCTAGATTAAGTAAAATAGAAGCAACAAATAATGCAGTAGATGCAGCAGCTGAAGCAGGTAAAAGTGCATCTAAAATACCAGCCGTAGGATGGTTACTAGCAGCAGGAGCTATTGGAGGAATCCTCGGAGCACTTTTAAGTAATATAACATCAGGAAATGATGTTGTATCCCCAGGATATGGTAAACGTACATTATTTGGTCCTGAAGGAGCAATAGCATTAAATGATAAAGATACAGTAATAGCAGGAACAAATTTATTTGATGGTAAAAAAGGAGATGATGTTATATCTTCTCCTAAAGGAAGTATTAATATGTCTCAATTTACCTCACCACCTGCTGCTGCTCCTGCCGCTGCTTCTGCTCCATCTGCTCCTGCAAATGTATATATATCAGCAGATGGATTAATTTCTAATATTAATGCTCGCAATAATGATATATCAAACTACTCAGCTACTAAAATGGCTTAATAGATTTTGATATTTTTAATATTTATAATAAATTTAAACTTATGGGATTATTAGATAAACTTACACAAGATGGTTCTATCCTTACAAACCAAGATGGAGTTACTCCTCAAGGATATAATCAAGTTACTTCTATATTAAATCCGAGTACACTAGTAGGATCTACTTTAGATTTAAATGGACAAACTCCTGCAGGATATGATACTAATACTACTGCATTGGTACCATCTCTATTTCAATCTAATTTAGATGGGTATGATGGACAAACTCCATCTACATACCAAGATCAAATATTATTACAAACTAATTTATTGGTTAACTCTACTCTACCAGGATCTATTTTAGATTTAGAAGGACAAACACCACCACAATACGTTAACAACCTACCAGGGTAATGGGATTAATAAATTTATTAACAAATTTAAACACCTTTTACGCTGAAAATCCCTTCCACCAACAATACCAAGGGAATTCAGCGTACTCGACTCCTCCTGCTGCAATAGCTAGAGGTAGTTTTATTCAAAAGTCCCTTCCTTATGGTGATGATAGACCTAATCAAGGTTCTAGTAACCAACCTTACATCCAAACTGAAATACCAGATGGAAGAGAAATTAACTCTCCTGATTTTTTATTAAGAAATGGTACGTTAACTCTTAGAGACACAGCAAATGATGTTAGTCGAATAACTAAATTTTTATTTGATACTAAATCGGCTCAAGGTACTCTTTTTATTAGTAAACAATTACTATTAGAGCGACAAAACCCTAAAATCCCATCTCAAAATCGCATATATAACCCAATAAACACCATACTACAAACTGGAGTATCGGCATTTGGAGGACATTTAAATAAACAAGGTTTATTTCCATTTCAAGAATCTTATTACACTGGTGGTACTAGTGGATATTTTACATTAGCTAAAGATGCTGAAGCCGGTAACTATGGTCGCTTAACTACTTTAGCATATTATAAAATGGGAGATGCAACTGACTTTTCAGATGCATCTTTAGTAACTGGAAAAACACTTTGGGGAATATATGGTAGTGCTAATTCATATGCTGGAACAGCCGGCCCTAGAAGATTATCCAGTAGAGAAAGAAAAGGTAAAGGAAACGCTGATCGTAATATAATGCTTAAGTATAGTGGAGGAGCTAGTACTTTAGGATTATTTGGAAACACATGGATTAAAACTCCTGTAGATTCTTTAACACCAATTAAAGATCCCCGAGCTTCAACAAGTCAACGAACTGTTGCTACTGTGTTAGTAGATCCTATTTCTAATAAATCTACTATCAAAATAGTTAAAGGGGCAGATCAATATCAAGCAACCGTAGCAGGTTATTTTAATAACATATTTTCTTTATGGCAAGGGTCATTAGCAGGAACAGGAGCAACAACATTAATTGAAGGAGTAGCAGGTGGACTTGATCTATTTTATTTCAAAAACCCAGACAATGCTATCCCATATTATAATTTAAGTACTAAAGAAATTGATCGTAATGCTCCCAATAACACATATGTGTTTACATATGGGCAAACTATAGGTTCACCAAACTCTCATAAAGGAGGTCAATCAAACGCATTTACAGACTTTAGAAAAACAATTGCAAATAGCGTAGGAACAAGTAACATAGTTTCTGCAAATTATGAAAATGATAATAGAGAAACTACATATAGGACTAGTGTTACTACATATAAGGGAAATTATAGAAATGGACAACGTATTACCAACCCTAACTTAGCTATTTCCTCAGACCAAACTGAAGGTGGAGTATTAGGAGAAGATATTATAGATTTTAATATTACTTGTTTATCAAATGAAGGTAGTAATGTTTTATTAGATTTTAAAGCATATGTTACCGATCTTAGTGATGGATATAATGGAGATTGGGATAGCTTTAAATATACTGGTAGAGGTGAAACATTCTATAAATATAAAGGTTATTCTAGAGACATTAACATAAAATTTTCAGTTGTTGCTCTCTCAAGAGCAGATATGATTTATAATTATAGAAAACTAAATTATTTAGTTAGTACTCTTGCCCCTGATTATTCTTCACAAGGATTTATGAGAGGTAATATACAAAGAATTACTTTAGGACATTACCTCACAGGTGTACCAGGTATTATCAAAACCTGTAACTTAGAATCAGTATTTGAAGCAGGATGGGATATAAATAGATCATATGATAATTTACAATATTTAAAAATCCCTACTGATAAAGCAAATCCTGGGGAATTTGTTGGGCAATTACCTAAACTTATTAATGTTTCTCTTACATTTACACCAATTCATAGCTTCTTGCCTAAACTTGGTGAAGCATTTATAGGAGTAAGAAATTTACACAATGGAACTCAAGTAAATAACAAACCTACTATTTTATATACTAATGAGGATGGAACTACTGTAAGTAGTAATAATGTAGGAAGTGGAGTTTCAACAGTAAGAGGAGTAGGATTAACTCAAGATTCACCTCTTTTAAAAGAACAATCATTTACAATTGAAAGTACTGAAGAAAATGCTGATCAAGTTTTTAACCCTAGAAATCAATTTACATTTGGAAGTGATGTTGTAGCAAATGCAAATAATATAGTATAATATTTTAAAAATGAATCGTTATCAAAATACACCAATTATATCATCTTCATTAGGAATTAGATATTATAGGGATACTAAATACCCTGACATTCCTTTAAGTGTAGATGATATATATGTTATAACAACTATTGGAGATAGACTTGATCTTTTAGCATCTCAATATTATAATGATAATACATTATATTGGATTATTTCTGCTGCTAATAACAATCTTCCTCAAGATTCATTATATTTGCCTGTAGGAACACAATTAAGAATCCCAACTAATGTAAATGAAATTTTAAGTTTATACACTATTATAAATGCATAAGTTATGGCTCAACCAAGTATTATAGGAGAAACATTTCTTCCATATGTAAATAAACAAATTGATGTTAGGCAAACAATATTAGGAAAAAATCTTCGCTCTGATAATGATTTAAAATATATCAATGCCTCTGCCCCTTACCTAAGACTAACATCTGGAATAAATGTAGACGATTCAAAACTAACCGAATTATTCGGCTCAGGATATAATACTGGATATTTAGGTAATGGTTTAGCAAAACAATTTCAATTGTTTGGAGGCACCAAAACAGGAGGTGTTGGGTACAGCACAGCTAATTCATACGGTTACCTATCTAATTCAACATATGGATATTCTCCCCTGCCAGGTATCTTATCAGCAGAAGTTAAATCACTAACTCGAGGTTCTTTACGAGAAGCATATGTAAAAATAATATGTCATAATTTAGAACAATTTAAAGTTATAGAAACGCTTTATTTAAGATTAAAATATAGTATGCTCTTAGAATGGGGTCATTCTATGTATTATGATAATAATTCTAACTTTATTTCTAATCCTACGGTTGATTTATCTCAAGATTTTTTAAGAGGAAGTATTGATATAAGTAAAATAACAGATGATACCTTAAACACTCCATATGCACAATCTAATTCTGGTAGGTTTGGGAAAATGGATATTACTATTCCTGAGTCTGGAGAGATTCATCTTACTCAATTAGCATTACAAGCAAGAATAAAAAACTTAAGAGAAGAGTCTTGTGGTAATTATGATGCATTTTTTGGTTTAGTAAAAAACTTTTCATGGAATGTAAGAACAGATGGAGGATATGATATAGATTTAACCCTTATATCAACAGGAGATGTAATTGAATCTTTAAAAGTAAACACTCTTCACCCATCTGCAGAAACCTCACTTAATGTTCCTGAAGATGGAACTATATATCCAACTACTTTTACTAATCAAAATAAAACAACATTAAACAAGATATTATTTGGGCTTAAACAACAAATGGCTGATAAAAGAGAAGTCATAGGGTATTATGATACCTATGGAAACTACAAAAGCTATTGTGCCTCAGAAGAATTAAAATGGATTGGGGGTGGACTAACACTTAATTACCATAAAGATAGTATAGAAGCTACTAACCCTAATGAGTTTGGACAAAAACAAGAATTTACCAAATGGTCTTTCCCAAACCTAACCCCAGACAAGTATTACTATGTTGATGACCAATTTTATATAAAACTAGGAACTTTATTAAAAGCTATAGAAGGATTTGTATTAGTATACGATACTGATGATACTTCTAATAATATACCTTACTTCATAGATGAAGGAGTAGGATTTCCTCCTATTATAAATATTGATTATAATTTTAATACTAATTTTTGTTTTACCACCCCTAGACAATGCACCACAGATCCTAGAATATGTATAGTTCCTTTAGATCCTAATGGTGCTCCAACAGTAAATGAACAGTTTATATATAATAAGTGGGAATTTGAAGGTGCTTACACTCAAGAAGAAGTTTTTTCATCTACACAACAAAGCCTAGTTAAAAATACTACTATCACAATACCTTTTCCCCCAACCCCAACATCTACAGTTCTTAACTCACCACCACCTCCAGCTACTATTAATACTCATGGAGGTTCATCTACAAACCCTATTGTTTTTAGAAACTATTTCCAAGCAGCCGGTTCAGTTATTATAACTAATACTGTTGAATTTGATGGAAATAATTTAACTAGCTCTCCAGTTAATCTTGGAACATATTATATTACTTCATTTTCTAATGATCGAGTTGAAAACAGTAACTCTAGTGGGTTTGCAAACGCAGGAGGAAGAACTACTATAGAAAATAAAAAAGCTAATTTTATAATTGAACAATGGATAAAAAATACTAATGTAGGAAATACACCCCCTTCTGGTGCTAATTCTGCTGATACTGACCTTACTTATAATTATTACAATAATGATATTGAATATAGGGTTGATAGTTATGGGTTTTTAGGAAGATTTATGCATCTTCCTCTAAACATAGAATTTGTAGCAGATACATTAGAAAGCCATGTTGATTTAAAAACAGGTAAACTAGCATTATATGATTTTTTAAGAGCACTTTTAGATGGAATCCAAAATGCTACTGGAAATATAAATAGTTTTGAAATTGTATATGATGAACTTACCAATAATTTGCGAATTATAGATAATACATTACTCCCTAAACTATTTAATTTCCTCAACATCACCCCAGATAAAATTGTACCAATAAATGTTAATTTGCTTCGTCCAAATTATGGTAGTTTTGCTAGAAATGTTACTTTAAAAACTGAGTTTTCTAATGCATTTGCAACTATGGTAAGTATTGGTGCTCAAGCTAATGGGAATGTGCCTGGTGAAGATGCAACTGCTTTTAGTAGATGGAATGGAGGTTTAATAGATAGAATAATACCTAAAAAAGCATACAGCACTGGAAGTTCTGGACCTACTGTTGAGGCTTTATATGCAGGACAATTAAATGGTCTTAGAGATTTTAATGCTAAAGTACATTACAAAACTGTTAATGCTGAAGAAACAGAAGCAATGAGAGGAGCATTAACTGATATAATAAAGTATGAGATAGGAACTTATTCTGGTAATGAAATTCCTAATGGTTTAGGGTTTATTCCTCTTAATATGAGTATAACATTAGATGGAATTAGTGGTCCTAAAATATATCAAGTATATACAATTGATGAAACAATACTCCCTAAAAATTATAAAGACAAAATTCAATTTATAACAAAAGGAATTTCCCATAAAATATCCCCAGAAGGTTGGTTTACAATTTTAGAAAGTATTGGTGGACCTAGAAACCCAGATTTAGAAGTTAAAAATCCTCCTGGAGTAGCAGCATTTAATGCAGGTGGAGCACCTCCTTCTAGAAATAATGGTGGAGGAATAGAAACTGTACCACAACCAGGTCCTTGGATTAATAGTGGTATTCCAGCTGGTATTGATAAGGTTAATTGTTTTTGGTGGTCATTTAAAGGTGAAACAGTTGGAGTTAATAATAAACCTGATACTACTAGCACATATCAAGTTCCATGGTGGCCGTTATATACCCCTAACACTACATATACTGCTACTCCTATGGAAGCATCTAGATTATATAGTAATGGAAGAGCTCATTTAGGAGTAGATATTGGTGCCCCAACTAACACCCCAGTAATATCCCCAGTTAATGGTAAAGTTATAGTATATTCACATAAGCCTGAAGGCTCTGCAGGACCAAACCATATAGTAATTGAAGATTCTGTTACTAAACTTAGACATAGACTCCTCCATTTAAATTTTGTTGAACCTGCTATTATAGAAGCATATAGAAACAAAACAGAAATAACAGCCGGTACAAAAGTA